CGTCCGACATCAGCTTCAAATGCAGGAACAACAGGTCTTGCAACAGACCAAGGTGCTGGTATACTTACAATTGAATCAGCAGCCTTTGCGGATATTACAACAGGTGGTACTGGTATCGCACAAGCATTGCCAGGCACAGCAACACAGCTAGTAGCTGCACTACCTGCATTATCTACAGCTGAAATTACTGTAGCGATATCATTATGTAGAGCTACATCACATGACTTTACACAAATTGGTTCAGGTGGATTTAACGACAGTAACTATCCAAATGTACTATTAGGTCAACCAGTTAACTCATTGGCAGCATTTTACTCAGATGCTCCACTTGCTGAAAAAGCACAAGTTTGGGAAAGACGTAAAGGGCGTGTGTTTTGGATGGCAACTGACCAATATGGATTCTTCCGTGTAGGTAAGTATTTCAACGTTGACCAAGCACAGGGTTCAATTAGTTTCTCCGGCGAGCTTACAATTACTAATGCCAACGGCTTAGGATTTAAGAAAGGTGTTGAAATTGACGAGTTCTCAATTGATGATAATATGGCAGATGAATCAGAAGGTGCTGTACCTACAGAATTTGCTGTAGTTAATTACATCAACAAACGCTTAGGCAGAGATAAAAACGATAACGTAGTCGCAGGTGCAATTACTCCAGGGTACTTACCATTATCAGGTAGTGCAGAAATGAATAATGATTTGCGCTTAGGTAACAACAAAATACAAAACGTTGCAACTCCAGTAAGCGGAACTGATGCATCAACTAAAGCATATGTAGATGCTAGAGTACTTGAATTTGATAGCTATGATTCGCTAAGAAATACTTCAGTTAATAGATCAGAAACTGGTGACTTAGTTGTATACACAGGTATCAAGAAAGTATTAATTGAAGTACCTAGTGACTCAGGTGGTAGTCAAACTTTTCAAGTTGATGATTTAATAACAGATCCAAGTGGTACAAAGTCTGCAAAAATTGTAGATCTAATACAAACTACAGATGCTATTGTAGGCGAAAACGAACCTGGAACTAATATCTGGATTGTGTTCTACGAACTACAAGGTGTAAGTGGAGACTTCTTACTAACAGACAATCTAATCAAAGGTGTTGTAGCAAAATCAACTGTTAGTGCAGCAATGCTTAGAGGACCATTTGATGAAGTTGGCCATGCAAGAGAAGCATCATCTAGTGTAATTAATTACACTGTTACAAGAACTAAAAATATATTTGATGATGCACTAGTAGGACCTATTGCAGAAGTTAATTTTGAAATTGCAAACGGATCGATTATAAATGCTGATATTAGTAGTACTGCAAGCATACAACAATCTAAACTATTACTAGAGCGTGCTAAACCACGTTCAACAAGTTCAGGACTATTTGGTAGTAATGATGCAGTTGGCCAAGGAAACAGAGGACTATCATCGTTTGATGATGACAACTTATCACATGAAATAGAAGTAACTGTAAACTTAGGTATAACTGTTGTTGCAGGAGATTATATATACCAAGGATCTAAAATTGGTACTGTTGTAAATAGCATTTCTAATGGAACTATATTTGTAATTAGAACATCAGATGCATTTACAGTTGACGGTTCGACTATCCTACAGAAAGCATCGTTTGTCGGCGGAGTAGAAGGTTCAAAAACAGCACTAGGTGCTACAATATCTAACATTGACGAAAGTGGTTATATTGGTCTAAAAGATAGAGCATTAGGTTATAACAAACTGGAGACAATTGCAAGTGAAAACTTATTAGGACGTTATAGTGCTCTTACAGGCGATGTTCAATCAGTGCCATTTGAAAGAGTAATTGATCAAGGGTTTGGATTACAAGATACTGATTTTGTTAACAGCGAAAACACTGTGATTACAGGACAAGCACTTACATTTGGTACAAACGTAAGTTTAGACAATGGTGAGACACTAGTACAAAATCAAGGTGCTGGTGTTATTGTTGTAGGTACTGTACAAGGTGCTGTTGTTTCTGAGAAGAAAGTATATGTTGTAAATGTTGTTAGACAAGGTACAACAACAGCAGCTGCATTTAATGCGTCGTCAGGTATAGTAGATAGTAATACTGCATCTGTAGGAACACCTACAGAAATTACAAGCTCCAGTTCTAATATTAGTGGTAAAGCAATGGTGCAACTTCAAGAAGGTGTATATGCTACAACACAAATTAGTAGTGGTTCAGCAAACGATAGTATTGCTAGAAGGTCGCCAACAGGCGGACTACAAGCTAACACATTTGCTGTTGGTGGTTCAGCTAGTAACGTTGTACTATCAGATTCAGGTAATACGCTAACACTTAGTACAGTACAAGGTGGTACAATATTAACAGCAGCAGGCACAACTAATCCTACAGTAGAAATACCAGGTAATATTGACCAAGGCGCAACTAACGTAACACAAAGTGATTTCCAAGCTGGTAGTAGCTTTAACAATGATCCAATGTTTTCAACTAACTGGATATATGCTCCGTTTATTGAAGCACCAGGAGAAGGTGGATCAGGCAGTACAGGTATTGGTATAGGCGCTGGAGGTGGATTTGCTAATTCAGCAGCTGATAGAATACTATTAGTTACTGGCGGAAGCGAAAGACTTAGAGCACAAGACACCGGAGTAGTAGTTACTGGATCATTAGTAGCTGGTAGTTATTCAGGTGGTACTGTAAGTGGTACAACAGGAACATTCAGTGGTGCTGTAAGTGGCACAACAGGATCATTTAGTAGTGCTGTAACTGGTACAACAGGAACATTCAGTAGTGCTGTAAGTGGTACAACAGCATCATTTACAGGCAATGTTGATTTAGGTAATGCAAGTGCAGATACTATATCAATGAATGGTAGTGTTGATACTAACATTATTCCAACTGGAACAAGAAACTTAGGTAGCGGATCGTCTACTTGGAGTACTGTGTACGCTACGACATTCAGCGGTACAGCTACTACAGCAAGATATGCTGACTTAGCAGAAAACTACTTAGCTGATGGCGAGTACGAAGCAGGTACAGTTATTGCACTAGGCGGAACAGCAGAAGTAACAGCTACAGTTACTATGAAGGATCATAGAGTAGCAGGTATTGTTTCAACTAATCCAGCGCACTTAATGAACTCGCACTTAGAAGGTGAGCATGTAGTTGCTGTTGCACTAACAGGGCGTGTGCCATGTAAAGTAATTGGCAAGGTTGCTAAAGGTGATATGTTAGTTTCTAGTAACGTCCCAGGCTATGCTATGGTAGACAACAATCCAAGTATTGGTACAATGATTGGTAAAGCAGTCAAAGACAAGGTAGACGACGGTAAAGGTGTTGTTGAGGTATTAGTCGGTAAGTAACAATCACGATAAATATATAAAATAGGAAACGAAACATGGCAAACAGAATACCGTTAGTATTTGATACAGTAGCAAATAAGATTAAAGAGTTACCTTCCGGTGATAATCTTAATATGTCTAGTAGTAGTATTAATGATGCTATTAATATTAATGCATCAGGCGCAGTGGCGGCTAATACAGTTAATACAGTCAACTTAAATATTGCAGGAACGCCTATAGGTGAAGTAGCAAAAACAAACAGCTACACTGACTTATCAAATCTTCCTACACTATTTGACGGCAACTATAATAGTTTAACTAATAAGCCTTCGGCAAGTGTAGCAGCATGGGCAGATATAACTGGCAAACCAGTTATTGCATCTAATTTAAGCCAATTAACAAACGATACAAACTTTGTTACTAATGCACAAGTTACTATAAGCTCTTCACAAGTAAGCGGACTTGCGGCTGTTGCTACAGGTGGTTCTTGGACTGACTTGACAGACTCAGCACAACTTATATCAAGAGCAGAAATAGCCGGTGGAACATTAACAATTGATGTAAACAACACTGGTGACTTAGAAGGTAGCGTGTTTAGTACAGATGGCGGCACAAAACTTATAGACGGCGTTACAAAAAGTGGTGCACTTGTAAACTTAGATATAACCGGCGACATTACCGGTAACATTATTGGAGATCATACAGGAACACATATTGGTGACGTATACAGTTCAGATGGTATTAAACAAGTGCTGTTCTCGGGCAATACGTTTGAAGAAGATGCACTATTTAGAGGTAACGTTTCAGGACAGCTTTTTGCACCAGATAACTCTTCTGTGTTAGTATCCAATGACGGTATTCACTATGGAGACTTTAGAGGTAATGTAGTTGGCGATGATAGTTCAATTATGGTCGACGCTGTTACTAATAGTGTAAATGCAGGAACAATTGTAGCAACTACTAAGTTCATTGGTAATGTAGAAAGCACATCAACACTAACTCTTACAGCACTAAGCGGTATTACACTTTCGCCAGCTGGGCCTATAAACATACCAAATGCTACTACAATATCATTAAGTGCAACAAGCACTATTGGTATTGGAGCGACAAATGATTTAACATTAACATCATCATCAGGCAATGTTGTTGTACAGGATCATATAAGTATTACAAACTTAAAAACATTAGTTGCTGGAGCAGCTGACTATGCTGCATTCCAGTCAGCAATTGCGGCATTATAACGGAGACACAAATGGCAATAGGATATATCAATACAGGAACAATTGCAAACGACGGCACCGGCGATGATCTTCGTGAAGCATTTACAAAAATAAATGACAACTTTGAAGAACTAGATTTAAGAATTATAGAAGAAACGGTTATACAAAACAATGGTAGTATAGGCGAAAGTTTATACACAGGCAAAGATGATAGTATACACGGCTTCAAACGACTTAATGCAGGAAATAATGTTACACTAACATCAACTGAAAATACTATTACAGTTAATGCAGATGATGCATTAGATTCTTTAATTGTTGTAAGTGATAGTGGAACAATAACTGTAGCGCCAGGGCAGACTATGAGTGTGCATGGCGGAGAAGGCATTGGCACAAGAGTTAACGGACAACAGTTGATTGTCGACCTTGATACTACTGGAGTTGTTGCAAGAGATTTAACACCATCACTTAGTGGGACACTAAGTGCAAACAATAATAATATTATAGGCGCAGGCACAATAACAGCTACAACAGTTAATGCTTATATTGAAGGTCTAGTATATGGGTACGATGTTAGAGAATTTGGTCCATATCTAAGTGGGTTTGATTTTGGTAGCATTCGAAATACTTACAATAATGCTTTAGAGTTTATCTTAGCTACAGTAGACCTTGACTTTGGTGGTGTAACACCGGACACTGGTGATACTGTAGATCTAGGCTTTATTGTATAATAAGGAATAAAATATGGCGAATCTATGGAGTCAACCTTCAGGAACATTACTTGCTAACTTAGAAGAAAATGTTACCATAACTGTGCCATTACCGGTACTTAACAGATCAACTGTTAGTCTAATCAGTGGTTCGTTGCCACCTGGTACACGGATTGCAGGTAACAACATAGTAGGAACACCGTACGAAGTAGCAAGAAAAATAGAATATAGATTTGTACTACGAGCTATACTTGATAAAACTATAAACGATAGAACATTTAAAATATCAGTAGTTGGTGAAGATGCTCCGGACTGGGTTACAGATCCAGGACTACTTCCAGTAGGTAATAATAATACATTTTATATACTAGATAGCTCACCAATTGAATTTCAACTATTAGCAACTGACGAAGACACTCCAACAGGACAGACATTAGAATACTTCATAGGTGATGGGGATGGTGAATTACCGCCAGGTACAGAACTAACAGCAGATGGTCGTATTATTGGCATTGTTGATCCTATCCTAGCAATAGAAAAAGGTTTATTGTATAGTTATGGAACATATGACACAGCACCGTACGATATAATTAATGGCGGATATGACTTTGGTATTAAAAGTTCAAATGGTTTTGATAGTTTCTATTATGATACTACAACATGGGACTTTAGTTATAGTGAGAAACCTCCTAAGAAATTAAATAGATATTATCAATTTACAGTTAATGTAAGTGACGGCGATACAATATCAAGACGTACATTTAGAATCTTTGTTGTTGGTGACGATTTCTTTAGAGCGGACAACACTATATTACAAGTTGGTACAGGAACATTTACAGCAGACAACACAAACCTTAGAACACCTATATGGGTTACACCAGGAGACTTAGGTGTTAAACGTGCAAACAACTATGTTACTATTCCGTTGGATATTATTGATACAAACACTCAGGTTGGATTTGTTAGTTATAGTCTTGTTGCTGCTAATGATGACGCAAGTGTAAGTGCATTGCCACCAGGGATGAAATTAGATTTATCCAGTGGTGAAATTGCTGGCAGAGTTCCGTATCAAGGTGCTGTATCAAAAGAATATAAATTTACTATTAGAGCTACACGTTACACACCTGATCAGGTTGATGAAAACGTAAGTTCAAGAAAAACATTTACATTACGATTATTAGGCGAGTTTAATTCAAACACAACTTGGGTTACTACTAGTAACTTAGGAACTATAAATTCAAATGTTATAAGCGTATTAAAAGTTGAAGCAACAACAGATGTTCCTAATGCAAGACTATTATATAGTTTAAATAGTGGAAGATTGCCGCCGGGATTACAGTTAAGTTATGACGGAGAAATTGTTGGCAAAGTAAATGCATTTGGGCAAAACTTTTACCGTAGTATTTGGAGAGGCGGTAGAAACTACAAAGCAGGCGATGTAGTAAAAAATAATAACCAGTTATATTCAACCAACAGTGATCACCTAAGTGCTAGTTCAGGTGTATTTAACGACGATAGTGCATTGTGGATAGAATTTGCATACATAAGATCAGGATTAACAGTATTTGATCGTGACGCATTTACTACCGACGGTGCAGAAACAACGTTTGACAGAGTATATAAATTTACAGTAAATGCTGAAGATCAGTACAAATACACAATAACAAAGCGTGAATTCCAAATACGTGTAAGAGATCCAGAAACTACACGCTACAGTAATCTTTATCTAAAACCTTTCTTTAAAGAAAACATTAGACAAGAGTATAGCGCATTTATTTCAGATCCTGAAATCTTTATACCAGAAAATATATATCGACCTCAAGATCCAAACTTTGGTATTCAAACTGAAGTTAAAGTTCCTGTATACTACGGCATTGAAACAAATAGACTAGATACATTTGTAAGTGCAATTGCAACTAATCACAAAAGAAAACAATATCGAATTGGAGAATTAAAGACGGCCGTTGCAAACGAACCCGGAACTAATAATGTTGTATATGAAGTAATATACTTAGAAGTTGTAGACCCTGCAAATCCAGCAACAGGCAGAACTAATAAAACAATTACAATAGGGTCGAATAAAAAATTAACTGTAGACACTGTATCATACACACCGTCAGACATGTATTACGATTGGCCTGAAAAACCTTCATTTAGTGTACAAACTAGATCTAAAAATGTAACAGTTACATTAGGCGAAGACTTTGAAATAATTACCAAAGAAGACGGAAGTATTAAACTAGATTGGGGAACCGGATTAGAAATAGACGGAAGAACTGAAGACAAACTACTTAAAATTCTCAAAGGTCTAGGACCTACAATGACATTGCGTCCGGAATATGAAAATAGTATCAAAGCAGATACTACTATACTTAATACATCACAGTCAAATGACAATGTAAAATACATTAGTAATCTTTCTAATATGCGAGATAATATTAGAAACACAGGAGAGTCTGACAGAAACTTTATTCCATTATGGATGAGAAGTTCACAACCTGGAAGTGTCAACGAACTAGGGTATACTAGTTCAATAGTGTTATGCTATTGTAAGCCAGGGACAAGTAAGACAATTAAAAGTGCTATTAATGCAACCGGGTTTGACTTTTCAAAGTTTAATCTAGACATAGATAGATATATAATTGATAGTACTGACATTACAAGCGAGCCGCAATACTTGTTGTTCGCAAATTACAGATACAACGTTTAACCAAGATAAATAAAACGTAGGAGAAAACAACATGGCAGATAGTGCAATAACATATACAGGAATCGACGAAGAGTTTCCGGTACCAGGACAGGATAATGATAGTCAAGGCTTCCGTGATAACTTCTCGCAAATTAAAACAGGGCTTGAAACAGCTAAAACAGAACTAACAGACTTGCTTACAGCAGTAGCACGTAAAGACGGCGCTAACGATTTTAATGGTAATAATATTGAAGATGCAAACTTAATTGCTGTATCTGGAGCAATTTATCAACCAGCAGATCTTGTTAGTGATGTACAAGTTCAATGGAACGACGGCGTAGTACAAAAGTTTACTATTACTAGTGGACTTACAATGACGTTTACTAACTTTCCAACTGGTGGGCAAAAGTATGCGTCAACAAGGCTAATACTAAAAGGCAATGGCGGAAGTCATATCGTTAACTTTGAAACAGGTGGCAACGGAAACCTGTACGTCAATAACATAGCGGCAGGACTAAACGGCGATGGTAACTTTGTTGTATCTGATACTAGTCAGCCACATGTACTCGATGTATGGTCTGACAACGGTCTTGACATTTACATTGACTATATTGGTCAGTTTATGCTTCAGGCATAATATGTTTCATCCACTAGCAAATATGGGCGGCCTGTCTGATTCAGATCTTGAAAACAAGATAGCTGAGTTAGGCCGCAAATATTTTCAATCATCAAACCCTGATGTACAATCACAGATTGCTACTCTACTTGAACAATACAAAGAAGAATCATTTACAAGAAGAATTATTGCTGCACAAAGAGCAAAAGAAAATGCAGAAAATGGCGATAATCCACTTGACAATTTAATAAATGTAAGTTAAAATAAGTGTATGCTTATGAAAACAGACTCTCTCGGTATTCCACGATTTACAAACAAAGACTTAGTTGACATGATCTATAGTGGTCATGTTGACAAGTGTCACGTTGTATTATGTGATCCAAGTGATGACATAGACCAGTTTAACGCAGCAATGCGTGAGCAATACCTACCTGAACTTAAACAATATATTCCAATAGATGTAGATCAAAAAGACTTTGACGGTGCGTTACAGTCAGAATGGTTTATGCCTGATGAATATAAACAACTAGACATAAAGGTTTGGTTATTAGAAAAACTACAAGAAGAACTACAATCTGATCCACAAGGTGGATCTTCAGTATACTCTAAAGAATGGACTAGAGTTAATGAAGAATATGCTGAATATGCTAGACGTGGCATGGATGATCTATTACGCTATATGATCTATCTAGTAGACTACATGCGTGAGAATAATATTGTGTGGGGAGTAGGTAGAGGTAGTAGTGTAGCAAGTTATGTGCTATACTTAATAGGCGTACACAGAATTGATTCAATCCAGTATGACCTGGACTGGACCGAGTTCCTAAGATAAGTAAGTATATAACTAAAAGGAGAAGATAATGGTACAAAGAATTAAAGGCGCAAAAGTTTATAAAACTATGCAAGGCAAAACTGTTGATATGGATATGCTACGCAAGCGTAACGAAATGACACCCGCTGTAGGTAACGCTCGTGTAAATGCACGTGGTGATGAACTAGGCGCAGGCGGACAGATTGTTCGTAAAAAAGAAGACGTTGTAAAAGAGTATTATGAAAATTCTAAAGGCGTTGCTGACGAACCTGCTGTTAGACAATCTACTAGTGATCAAACTGAACTAGATGATAATGGCAAGGACATTACCGATGACGATTGGATTGAAGACGAAGACGGCAATTTTGTACAGAAGGACAGCTAAGAATGGCTATTAATATCAATACTATTAAGTCTAATGGCTTGCGGGCTATTGGAAATCGTGTACTAGTTACAGATATGCATTTTGGCGAACAAACCACACAGAGCGGATTAATTATTAGTTCTGATGATGGTACAGAAAGAGGCATTTATCCTCGCTGGGCTAAAGTGTTACACAAAGGTCCTGAAAACAATGATACATATGATATCGGTCATTGGATACTTATAGAACACGGTAGATGGACACGCGGTATGAACATAGAAGTTGAAGGTGAACAACTAGAAGTTCGTATGGTAGAGACAGAAAGTGTTCTTGCATATGCAAACGAAAAGCCAGATGGATTAACTATTGGTGCTACATCAGAGCATGGAACAGTTAAAGATATGCCAACATTTAACGGAGTAATATAAATGACAAACGTATTTAAAGATATTGATAAATTCGCAACGGCTTGCGATCAGCCACCTAGTGAAGAAAACTACAACATGTATCTTGGGCTTATTGCTGAAGAATACGGAGAGCTTGTAGATGCTGTGCATTTGAATAACAAAGTTGAGCAACTTGATGCACTAGTAGACATACTGGTTGTGACTATTGGCGCTATACGTGCAGGTAACATGGATGCCGAAGGTGCTTGGAAAGAAGTAATGGACACAAACTTTGCAAAGATTGATCCAGACACAGGTAAAGTAACCAAGCGTGAAGACGGTAAGGTACTAAAACCCGAAGATTGGCAGGCTCCAGAACTATCGCAGTTTATTGACAAATGAGCGTATGGTTCTTTGGCGATAGTTACTGTATAGAATCTACCGCACAAGACGACACACACTGGAAGTATG